TCTCATTAGTTTTTGTGACAAGAATTGTCTCTTCCCCACCAAAGGCACCCGTATTACTCCCTTCTGCCAGTACAATTTTTGGAGGGGGTAGTGAAGCCTTCAAGGCTTTTGATGATTTAACCAGTGGAGAATGGACGGCTCAAAATGCTGTTAATACCGGTTGGGTACAATATCAATTCACATCTGCACAAGTCGCTTTTGCGGTTAGATTACAAGCTGGTAGTAATGCAACTCAAATGGCCAAGGATTTTACGGTAGAAGGGAGTAATACGGGTGCCTTTGGTGGGGAAGAGACAATTCTTGTCACAAAAACTAATGAGACAGGTTGGGTAACCGATGAAAAAAGAACTTTTGATTTTACCACAACCGGGTCCTTTCAATATTATCGTGTGGACATAACTGCTCTCGATGGTGGTGGTACTGTTCGAGTTCGCGAAGTTGAATTTTTAGACGCGGCTGTCGCTGATATGACTCTGATTTCAAATTCACAAGTCGCTGAAAATATTCCCACAGAAGGAAGAATTATTTTATTTGAGGAAGATGTCGATGCTCAGATTTTAAATACGGATTTAAAAGGCTTTGCCAGCAGAGACGGGGGGACAACCTTCACCCAAATTACATTATCTGATGATGGGGATTATCAAGCTGGCCAGAGAATTCTTTCGGGGAGTGCCGATATATCCGGTCAACCTTCTGGAACAAATATGCGGTATAAAGTTGAAACCTTAAACACCATGGAATTAAAACTTCATGGTGTCTCGTTGGAGTGGAGTTAATGACTATTAAAAGATTTGTTAAAAAAAAGGACACCAGTGTTCGGGATATTGTTCTAGCTCTTGATAAACAGCAAAAAGGCGATAAAACTGATTGGGATAAGCTCGTGGCGAAAGAGCGCCGACCAGAAAAAGATAGAACCCCGAATGAACAATGAGAAAACCCCATACGAGGAACGGGCACGTTTCCCGTTGGTCTTTGATTACCGTGATTAGGCATCACCCTCACATGGGCTTTGATTTATTTTCTATTTTGCCAATTATTTGTATTGTCCGTTAATGCCATGAACCCAAGGAAAAAAATCCTGAGGCAAATCCACCTATATATGCAAGAAATAGAAATAAAATATCCAATATCGTTGTTGTCATAATAACAACCTTACTCGATTTAAGGAATAATTAAAAGAGCAGCACCGGGGATCGGACCCCCGGCACCGAACGTGTCTCACCACGCCCATCGGATAACCGACTGCCCAGCATCGAAAGTCCAGGGTGTCTATAAAAACCTTCTTCGTGGGGGGTGCCTTAATGGGCGACATCGATAAAGAAGACTTGAAGCAACATACCGAAGATATAAAAGAACATATCGGCCTTTTACTTGCTCCCGTAAAGAAGGACGTTAACACTCTTAACAAAACAGTATTCGGGAAAACAGGTTCCAATGGTATGGCTCGGACCGTTATTATTCTTCAATGGGCCTCTGGCTTGATCACCACCGTAATTGGTATTTTGATTCATAAAATTTTTATTTTGTGAAAACCAAAAAGGGTTAAGATTTTTTTATCTTTTTTGATAGATCCGTTTTGATAGATCCGTCAATATTGAATTTGAAAATATGGCTTTATATTCGTCTTTAATAATTGGCATCCTAGATACTTTTAGAAATTCATGTCCATCAATGGTGAGGCAGAAAAAACCAGATATGGAACTCATAGTATTGTTTGTCTTTAGATCGACAAACCCAAGATTCACTAAATAATTTAGGTGATGAATGTATGGTATATATATTGATTGATTTTTTGAGTCTGGTTTAAATTCAAATTTATGGGCACATGGATAATCCATGTCGTAGAAATTTTCAGCTCCCTCGGCTTCTAGTAATATATCTCGCAACAAATCTAAATTTATTTTCATAAGTATGGAATCCTAATCTTCTCCTAATAGTTTTTGAGTTTAAAAGGAACAAAACCAAAGCGGGCGACCTGGGATGAGTAGAAGAAAATACCCAGGCATCGGCGCAGGAGAAAACCCAGACAGATGTCCGCTTTGATTATCCTTGCCGGCTTAAGCCTGCAGAAATAATGTTTTCCAATTCACTGTGTGATGCAGGATGCCCTTTATTTCGCATATATTCCATTCCAAGTAAACTAAGCTCTCCTGGTAAGAATCCAACATAATTTAAAATATCTTGGTTTGTTTTTTTTGACTGGAAAGAGTCTACTTTTTGCAGCCACAAGTTAAATTTACAGCACAATCCGAAACCCACCTTATGAAATTCTGGATCATCTTTAAATCCTTGAAGCTCTTTATAAAGGAATTTTAATTCCTCAATATTCTTTAATAATTCTTCGCTAGGGGGATGGTTCTCATCCGCATCTAAAATAGTAATTTCTATTAGTTTTTCAGGTTCCCAAATCTCTTCTTCAGATATAACGATTTCTGGATTTTCAAGGCTTGAATAAGGGGAACCAAGAAACATTATTCCCACCGTGATAAATGCCAGGCTTAGGAAACAATACATCCAAACAGGCAACTCGCGCGCAAACAAAATAAAATCATCCCACTTCTTCATATTTTTCCTCTCAGCCACGAGAATAAACAACCGCCGCCCCTGTCCCCTGTAGATTTACAAGCGCAGTAGTCAACATCCCTGCGGCCTTACGGCGACGACGGTTATAAATTAAAAGACAATCTAACTATTTACAGCTTGCTTATAGCTTCTGCTAGATCATTATTGGTCTCGCGCCACTTCTTCTTCCGTTGGTGGGTCTACCTCGACCCAACCTTTAGCGCCCATACAAGACAAGTATACATTCTTAGCTTGCCGGTCTAAGTTTTTTGCACGTAAAAAACTACCTTTTGCCATGCCACTATTCATATAACTTTTATTCTTTTCAAAAACACATTCTCTGTGCGCTTGGTCTACATCAGTCTTTGCGTATTCTGTAGCCTGCCAGTAGTTATATTCCTTATTTGCGGCACAACTCCCTAGAAATAAAAAAACGAAAATGTAAATAAGAATTTTCATCGGCTTTCTCAAGTTATCCCCCTGCCAATTTTGTTTGCCCTCTTTGAAACCTTTGGGTTTTTCAGAAATGAAACTTCCTGCTCTAATCTGACCACTTTGTTCTTCAAAATTTGGATGTCCTTAAAAATTTGAGTGATCCCCTTTTTATCCCTTTGTCCAAAAATTTGATCTGGCGGGGCTTCTATTCCTAATAGCCGTTCTGGGCTTATATCGTAAAGCCCAGAAATTATCGAGATCCACCGTTTTGGAATTTTTTTTCTTCTCCTTGCGTCTGAAATTGCGCTCGGAGTTGTTCCTACGATTTGAGAAAGTTCAGTATCCGTTCCTATTCCTAGCTCCAATACACGCCTAAAAAACACTTCACTTTGTTTTCTATTTTTCACGTTGGCCATAAGAATAATTTATAGGAATCTTAATTTTACTTGACTTTTACGACATAATGCGTATATTGCTTAATATTGCAGAGGAATGGTTATGAGAACCCGTTCAAAACTTAATAAAAAAATTCAGAGCCGTGCACTGGGAAACCAGAACACATTATGGCAAAGAAAAAAGGTCACCCGGAATTCCTCTGCAAGGGTTCTACGGTTGGCCTTTTTTTGTTTCCGATTGGAGGGTACAGGACTTATCGCATATGTCAACAACATCTGTCAACAACAATATGACATTGAGGTACAAAAAATGAACAATGTAATACATCAACCAAAAAAGAGTGAAGAAGAGAGTATCGATAAGGTTTGGAAAGATAATCTGGATTTATTGGAAGGAAAGAGAGGGGCTAAAGATCTCGATCTCAACGACAAAGAGATCATCATGTCCAGGCTTGTGGTGGCTCTGACGGATGTTGAGGGACTTCCTGATGATCTTGATAACCCGGAAACTGAGGATGAGGTTGAGGCGGTTAATCGATATGCGGATGCCCTTTACGATCTTTTCAGTCAGGGTGCCGACATAGCAGCAAGCCTGATGGTCGGGTCCCAGGTTGAACAGGCATTCGACAGGAGGCAGGACGAGTTAGGTTTAGCTTCGTCATACCGCGACAAACTGTCTGACGCTGGCCACAAAGAAACTGATTTTTAATTTTGATAAAGGAGGTTTTATGAGCGTTTTAGATGATTTAGCCAACGAATTGCACAACACGCCTTCAGGGAAGGCGGAATGGGCCAAAATTTTAAAACCTGATTACAAATATGACAAGGATGGCACCTATTCCATTGACCATTATCTTGAAAGCGACCCCGCTCAAAAGATTATTGAGGTTCTCCGAGTTGTTGCTCAAAAGAAGGCAGAACTGGATGATGCAGCAGCTTACGCACCTCCTCCTTTCATCAAGGATGAAAAAACAGGTATTTATTGTTTTAAATACCGTCAATCTGCCATCGGTCGGCCACATAAAGGAGAACCCTTTGACATAAAGGTGGATGTTTTCGATGCCAAAATGAATCACTGGCCAAAAGATGTCCTGATCGGCAACGGCAGCATAGTTAAAGTTTGTTTTTCATTATACCCGTGGAATGTGGCTGCCCGTGGCGGCGTAGGGATTACCCTCCGCTTAAAAGCCGTTCAGATCATCGATCATGTCCCTTACGAGGCAGAGGAAAAAACCTACGGCTTTGAAGAAGAAGATGGCGTTGATATGGGTGGGGCCAATGGCAATGGGGCGCAAGCGAAGTTTGGGGCAGATGCTGTTCAAGAAAAGCCTAAGGAAGAAAGTAAATCTGAGTTTCCTTATAAAGATTATGACAAAGGTCCTGTCGAACCCAGCGTTCCATTTTAGAGGAGGTGGCCCATGAATACTGCACTTGACTATGGTTTTAAAGATGAATCGCCTCTGGTCGTTTCCAAACCAGTGGATGAAAAGCTGGATGCTAGAGCGGCTCAAATTCTCGAAAAAGCCCAAACTTTTACCATCCGCAATCGTGAAGATTTTAAATTAGCCGATGGTATCGTCTCCGAGGGTGCGGCGCTTATCAAAGGGATCAAGCTCATCCATGATCCTATTTGTGTGGCGACAAACACGGCTCATAAACTGGCCACCGGTACGCGCAAAAAATTAATCGATCCCGTCAAACAAGCTTGTGACATCCTTTCAAAAGGCATGGGAAATTTCAAAATATTGGAAGGAAGACGTATCGCCGAGGAACAAGAAGAAAAAGCCGAACAAGCCCAGAAAGAGCAGAAGGAGGCAGCCTTTTCTCAGGCCGCCGAGTTGGAAAAAGAAGGGGCTCCTCAAGAAGCGGTGGATGCTGTTTTAAACATGGCCAATACCCCCGTTCAAATCACCCAACCTGTTGATGAATTAAGGTCAAGAACCAGCTTCACGCCAAGCTGGGGTATCGAGATACTCGACAAAGCCTTAGTCCCTGATTCTTACAAAACTGTTAATGAAGTAGCTATAAGGACGGCGGTTAAAGCGTCAAAGGGAGATATTAAAATCCCTGGCGTTCGTATTTTCGAGACCTTTAAAACTAGGAAGAAAACTTTGTGAATTTTAATCGCGGCGGTTCTATCGATTTAAACCCTCCCTTTGGGTGGCGAAACTCATCGCTCTATAGAACCGAGGACTTGGGTGGGAACTTCTTCTCCTCCAACCACCCAAGGCCGTCCGCTAGCATCTCTAAATTTAATTTGGTGGTTCTATGAATACCCAAATAGAAATGAACTTTGACGGCCCTGCATACGAGGCTGAAAAGGATTATGAGCGATTGTCCGGGCAGATCAGGGTTGTCCTGGAAGTGCTGAAACAATCTTCTCTTTCGGCAAGGTGGTTGACGGTGGAGCAGATTCGTCGGCGCTGTTTATTGGAACACGATGAACAATTCCCAGAGCCTTCAATTTCCGCACAGATCAGGAATTTGCGTAAGTCCCGGTTTGGTTCATGGAATATTTCCGGTCGGTATCGCAAAGGCGTGAGAATTTATGAATATAAGATCGAGGGGTGAGATGTTCCACGAAGTAAAAGTCTACGATGCCCAAGGAGATCTAAAAAAAATTATTTCTCGTGAAGAACTACTCAAAATCCATTGGAAAAAACTAGAAAAGATTAAAGTTTCTAGGGAAGAAAATTTAAGAAGATGGAAAAAAAAGAAGTGAATACGCAAAAATAATTTCACTTATTCGCCCAGTATCTGGGCAAAACGAGACGATGGAATTCTTCAGAATTAAAAATTATGAAAAATATCAGGAGAAAAAAAAGGACAGAAATTCTATGCCCTGGATCAAGCTTCATAAAAAATTGCCGAACGATTGGGGGTACGGTGAACTCCGAGCGAGTGAGCAGTTGATGTTCATCCATATGCTACTGATGGCCGACTCGGTGTCTAATCGGTTCCCACTCGACCCTAAGTGGATGCGTACTCGACTCCAAGTCGACGCCCAGTGGATTTTTGCAAACTTTGAATCTAAAGGGCTTATAGAGATAATTGGATCCGAAAAAAACGAGGACTGTCCCTCTAGAAGAGAAGAGAAGAGAATAGAAGATATAAACAATGCGCCTGATGATTTGGATATTTTATTTGAGGAGGATTGGCTTCGATATCCAAGGAAGGAGGGAAACAAAGCTAAGGCGAAAAAATCGTGGATGAAAACTGTAGGCGGGAATGTGGAGAAACGGCGTCCAGAGTTTCACGCAAAAATGGATGAGCAGGTGAATGCGACACCGGATAAAAAATATCTTCCCTACGCATCGACATTTTTTCATCAGTGGCAGGATTTGAAATTTGACAAAGAAGTTACCGAACGAGGTTTTGTTTACTAGGAGAATTCAGTGAAAACATTTCCTGATTTTAATATTCAAATTCCTTCAGGCGCGACAGGAGAGATTGATGTTAGCTGTCCATTTTGTACACCCGATCGAAAGAAAAAATTCTTGAAAGATTTATCGGTGAATGTGGAAAAAGGGACATGGCATTGCCATCATTGCGGAGAGAATGGTGGGTTAGGTCGGAATAATGGGCACACGGCAAGTCCGATACCAAAATCGGAAAGTGATTTTGTCAAACCAAAATATCAATGGCCACAGGAATTATCGGAACGGGCTTTTAACTATTTGACAGAGGATCGTGGAATTTCGGAAGCCGTGTTAGAAAAAAATAAAATCGGATATGAACAGGGATGGGTATTGTTTCCGTATGTCAAATCAGGCGAAGTGGTAAATATCAAATACCGAAATAATGAAAAACAATTTCGTCAATGTAAAAATGCTGAAAAAACGGTTTACGGATATGACGATATTGCGGAAACAACCATCATCACAGAAGGCGAGATAGATAAGCTCTCCGTTGAAACCGCAGGATTTGAAAATTCCATCAGTATCCCGGATGGAGCGCCAAGTCCCAACACAAAAAATTATTCCACAAAGTTTTCATTTTTAGAAAATTGTAAAAATAGATTTGATGAGGTCAAAAAATTTATCATCGCTGTGGACAATGACGCGCCCGGGAAAACCCTTGAGAATGAATTATCCCGCCGGTTGGGATTGTATCGGTGTTTCCGGGTGGAATGGCCGGAAGGATGTAAGGATGCCAACGAATGTCTCATAAAATTTGGTGCTGCGAAAATTAAAGAAGTAATCGATTCCGCAAAACCCTATCCGGTTGATGGAATTTACTGGGTGGAAGATTTAGATATTGAGGGGCTTTATAAGCATGGATCAAAACCCGGTATAGAAATTGGATGGGTGGCTATAGACCGCCTTTATACGATCTCGCAAGACAGTGGTGAGCTTCATATTGTTACCGGAATCCCTGGTCACGGGAAATCTGAATTTATAGACGCCATGATTGTCCGGTTGGCTGAATCTGAAGGATGGAGTTTCGGAATATTTTCCCCGGAAAATTATCCTCTTCAAGGTCATGCTTCAAAGTTAATTGAAAAACACATAGGGCTACCTTTTCGGGATGAATTTAATAGGCGCATGACAGAACAACAAATGATGGAAGGGAGACAATGGTTATCAGAATATTTCAGTTTTGTATTTCCAAAAGAAGATTCTTTAACCGTGGAATCCATCCTGGAACTTGCAAAAGTTCTCGTTTATCGAAAAGGAATAAAAGGCCTTGTAATTGATCCGTGGAATGAACTCGACCATGCGAGGCCCCAAGGTCTCACTGAAACTGAATATATCAGTCAGGCATTGACAAAAATTCGGAGATTTGCAAGAAACCATTTTGTCCATGTTTGGTTGGTCGCCCATCCGACCAAACTTCAAAAAGACTCCAGTAATAAATACCCAGTTCCCTCTCCTTATGACATTTCTGGTTCCGCTCATTGGCGAAATAAGGCTGATAATTGTATAGCAGTATGGCGGGATGTTTCCCCAAAGAACAAAGAATATTTAGTTGAAATTCATATCCAAAAAATTAAAAAAAAGTATTTAGGAAAACTGGGAATGGGGAAATTAAAATACGAATATTCAACGGGAAGATATTTCGATGCCTAAAGAAAAATTTATCTTTAAAAAGTTATCCATCGACCTCCCGTATCCCCCGTCAGTTAATAACGCATATCGAGTTTGGAACGGAAGGATATTGTTAAGCGAAACTGGGCGGAAATATCAAAAGGGAATCAACATAATTTGGGCGTTATTTAAACGAAAGAGTGACGTTGTTGAGTTTGGCAAGGATCGTTTGAGGGTTACAGTCTTTGTCTATCCTCCCGATGAGCGCAGAAGGGATTTAGACAATCTAGGCAAACTGCTTTTGGACGGATTGGAAAAAGCGGGTGTCTACGAGAACGATTCACAAATTGATGGACTATTTTTTATTCGTTGCTGGAGTGAAGAGTCTGGGCGCGTGAATGTAACCATCCGAAATATTAAGCCCAGCCATTTATTAAAAACGAAGCCGTTTGATGGCAAACGCGGCAGAGGTTGCAAATAAAATGGTCATTCCAGAAAATGAAATCAAAGTAATTGCTACACAAATTAGAAAGGAGATCCTTGGTAAAAAAGGGAATCCGATTGATATGTGTCTCTTAGTTTGCTTGCCATTGCAGGGTTATCTTTCTTGGTCGCATGACCTTTCACTTGAAATAGTTGAGGGTGAACTCGTATTTAATGGTTGTTTCTACCGCCATGTCTGGCTGAAATTTGAAGATGGAAGCATCCTTGATCCTACGGCGAGTCAGTTTAATCATGAGGGCGGCAAAAAAATGCCTGCCGTTTATATGGGCAAAAAACCTAAATGGTACAAAGAATTATGATCACACCATCAACGTTTGAAATATTAACCGAGTATTTATTCTTGTGCGACATTTTAGGTGTGTGTCTTATAGTTTTTCTTGGCGCGCATATGGCCAGCCAGTTTTTGGCTGATCGATTTTTTGGGTAGGGGATTAGGTCATGGAATTTATAATTATTATATTTCTAGTTTTTAACTCCTGGGTCTTAGGGCGAAGGGTTAAAGAACTTCAAAAAGACGCAAAATCCCAGAACGAACTTCTTTCTGTGTTTGATGGCCAGGTTCAAGAGCTAAAAAAATTCATAAGGTTCCAGCATAAAACGAATACTAATCTCAGTGAAAAAAATCGTTTGTTACGTTTACAGCACGAACCGATATCGCCGGATGAACTGGAGAACGATGTATTTTCAAGGCGCAACTAGTTTAGGCGATTTTTTGTTTTAATTATTCATCTGGAGCTTAAAACATCCAATGCGGTTCTTTGTGTTCCCAGAGGAAATCTCAATCTCGAAGATTAGTATTCCGTCAGGTGGGACAACGATTGAGTTTTGGTTGATTTTTTCTTTAATATTTCCCTTTTTGACCACGATGAAATGTTCCCTTGTGATTTCATCACATGTCCGTAGTTGGAACAGGTAATTATATTTATCGAAAAAAGATTGAGACAAGGATGGATGGATATGTGAATGAATTTTTTTAATAACGAAGGGTTCAAAATAATTAATCATTATTTTATATTCAGAAGGGGTAGGAACAACTCTGATTTCGACTTTTTTTCTCCATCGCCTGATCCATGGTGGGAGGACGCTCATACACAGAATAACGAAAGTCAAGATAGTTATTATTTGAATGAAAACATTCAGCATACAGATATTATTTCTCCTGATGAGGTTTGTGAAACGACAGCTTCAGGAGCTGTATAGGGGAGAACCGGTCTCTCCTGGGCAAAAGATTAACACATTTAAAAGAGCGGTGAGTGATGAAGGATTTATTTGGGGACGAAGTGAAATTTCCTTTGAAAAGTTTTAAAGAAAGCCCGTTAAAAGGTAGGAAATTAAAAACGGGTTATCCCGCAAAACCGGGAACCGGACCCAAGGAAAAAACTTGCCGATCATGTGATCATAAAGTGCGCCATTCATCCGGGCATAAATCTTGGTACAAATGCGAACTTTGTGAAATTGATGGCCATTTGGCAACCGATATTAAATTAAGATCACCGGCCTGTCGTTTTTGGGAAAAACCTGATTCATACGAAAAAACTTAAATAGAAATGAGCCGTCCAGCCAAAATTCAGAGTGTGGTATTATCGCCCCCACGCAAACATAGGGGTATTCGAGCCTTCTTTTTTAAGGAGGTTATAATGCCCAAACATATCTCAGCGCGGGGTGGGTGGTCTTATTCTGATTTTTGGGTCAAGGGTGTTCATTACCAGGAACGATTGACTTGTGAGGAGTTCCCGACGGGTATTCCTTACCAGGAAAAAGGAGCTGGTCGAGAGTGGGCCGAACGAGCCCTGGCGCGGTTGAAGGACACTATAGGAAGGGGGGAATTTGCTAGACACAAGACAATATTTAATGACCTGATTCCGAAGCTCCGGGCGAAGATGAAAGATGATCCCGAAACGTTCACAGATACTCTGGTGGAAAGGATTGAAAGTGTGATCCCTACCCTGCTGGAGTTCTTTGGTGGTTTGCGGGTTATCGACATCACGGCGCTGCCATCGGGCCAGGAGGGTCAAAAATCCATTGTCGAGTACAAGGAATGGCGGGAAAGGAAAAAGATAACCAGGTCGACTTTACAGAAGGAATTCGCCACGCTTAAAAAACTTCTGTGGATTGCCGACCCGCGATTCAAATTCCCGACTGTCAAGACCTCGGATCGAATGGGGTTTAAGCATATCGGGGGGAAGGTCGACCGAGTTTTACGTTCGGAGCAGGTTTCAATGTTGATTGCCCTTGCACCGCAGAAATATCAGATTCCTTGTCGGATTGGGGCGACTACGATGTTGAGCGCTAATGACATTGTGGGGCCAAAAGGATTTGCGCCGTGCCATATCCAGCCGAACGGTTTTTTTCGGAAAAAGAGGAACAAAAGCGGGACACTCATCCAATTTAAAATTGGCCGGGAATTCGAGGAAATATTAAAACAAATCCCGCGTCCATTGGATGTCAATCAGCCCTTTTTCCTGGATCTGGTGGCGGACAATATGACCAGCACAGTGCGGAAAAAGTTTGATCGGGTCTCTGGGTATGACTGGGTTACTTTTCGCTCGTTTAGGGATTATGGTGCAACGCTCGCTCACAGGAACGGAGTGCCCGTTAAAGTGATTCAAAAGATGATGGGTCAGAAGGATGTACGGTCAATTCAAACGTACCTGATGACCGATGACCAGGATTTGGCGCAGGCTCAAGAAGTTCTTGATAATTTAAATTCAAGGAGGAGGTGAAAAATTGGAAGAGCGAATGGATGACGATGAATTTCAAATTTATAAAGATATAACCAATTTTGCGCTTGCAGATATCGAAGCTGGTTGGAATAAAAACTGGAACGAATCTGACCGTGCTAGGAAAGCGGAGAAGCATTGGAAAGAAACCGCCATTTATTATAGGAATATCACACTAAAATACAAGGAACTACTTGAAGAACTCAAATAAGAACCTTTAACTTTGGGAGGAGGGAAAAGAGTGGATGATAAATATATTCTTGAAGGCAAAAATATCGTTGAAGCCGATTTGATGACTTGGGCGAAATGGATGGAAACTGCTGACCGGAAAGTTAAAAAAACGGAGCTTCAGGACGTAGAAATATCAACGGTTTTTCTTGGCCTAGATCATAGTTTTGGAAATGGTACACCGCTATTATTTGAGACTTTGGTATTTGGTGGGCTGTTGGACGGTGAAATGGAGAGATATCCAACATGGGAAGAAGCGGAGGTTGGCCATGAAGCTATGGTTGAAAGGGTAAAAGTGAAGCTACCCTCTAAGAACCCTCTAAAAATCCCTACCAATGAGGGGGAGTCACCCTCAAAGGTAGAGTGATGGCGGGGTCGACGAGACTCGAACTCGCGACCTCCGGCGTGACAGGCGGGAGGAAAAACGAATAATAACCGGTTTGAGTGCCCTGTGTTTTGCGTAAAACACTTTAAAAACAAGATGGTATCCAGTTCCTCGCTGATTGCGAGCAACTGGATATGGAGGGCGAACCCTCTAAGAATCCTCTAACTTTTTGAATGGAGAAATGGAATGAAATATATATTTATTGTTGCCACTATTTTTTTATTAATAGGCTGTAGGGATGGTGCAATGACCACTCCAACAACGAATCCTCTTGTGACGCCAGACTATGCTTATGAGATTGATACCTGGGGAGCAAACAGTGAAATTTATGAATTTACTCCAAAATCTCATAAAGGGAAAACCTGTGTATTATTTGCCTTGGATAACCTTGCAGCAGTAGGACTTCAATGCTTTGATAAAGAGCCGCAAGTGTGAAATGACCTATTCGAGCGGGTTCGACGAATCTGTTTTCCGCCCGGTGGACATCATGGTTTAAAGTGGTTTAAATGGGCTTCGACAAGTCGTTTTCCGCCCGGTAGGCGTCATGGTCGAATGTGGTTTAAAATGTGGTAAAAGTTTTTAAGGGAGAAATGAACGCCTGTGAAGCAACTGGATAGCTTATCGGATTTCTACTCCGTATGGTTGCGGGTTCGAGTCCCGCCAGGCGTATTAACCGGAAAAGGAGAATTGAGATGGGAATGAATGTTAAAAATTTAATATTTGTGGGGGTTGGATTATTTCTGGTTGGTTCTCTAATTTCTACAGTTATTGATTTCTACACCCCATAATTTTTAATTTTAAGGAAAAATGAACCAGTTTCGTCATATTATTAAATACAAAAGTGGTTTTAAATACCAGCTTTATAAAGAGTATTCTATCGGGCTCGGCAAATACCAGTTAAAGAAATTTCCACTAAAAAGAATTTGTAAAGGCCGGTATTTGTCTTTGTCTAAAAATGGGTTATTGCGTATTCGCTGCGGTTATTGCTGGGATGGACCGAGTGGTCCTACGATTGACACTAAAAACTTTATGCGCGGCTCCTTGCTCCACGATGCCTTGTACCAGCTCATCAGAGAAGGGTATTTAGCCGAAGATGAGTGGAGGAAGTATTCGGATGACTTGTTGAGAGAAATTTGTTTAGAGGATGGTATGAGCAGGTTGAGAGCGTGGTACGTTTATAAATCTGTACGATGGTTTGGCGGTGCGTCCGCCCATACTCCAAGGAAATTGATAGAGGCTCCATAAAATTATGAAAATAGGAATTGTTGGAAGCAGAACTTGGACCAATGCGAAGCTCATGGCTAGAACTATAGAGTCGTATGTCTCTAAGCACCGATTAAAATGGGAGGATATTATTTTAATAAGCGGTGGCGCGAAAGGGGCAGACAAGCTTGCAGAAGAATTCGCTCAATGGAAAAAAATAGCTATAGAGGTCTATCTCCCAGACTGGGAGCTTCACGGCAAAACGGCAGGATTTTTAAGAAATACCATCATTGCTCGTGAGAGTGAATTTCTATTTTGTTTTTGGGATGGAAAATCTCGCGGATGCATGGATACGGTTGAAAAAATTAAAAAATCTGGTAAACAATTTGAGATAATTACGGATTCGCGGTAAAGCAGATTGGATTTGCGTGGAGGGAACCCAGAGCAGGAGGCCCGGCCTGAATTAAATATTACGGACGTGTGGCCCTTCGGGGACTGCGTAGACCTTTCTCCCTACGCACCGTGGCGATAAAGGCACTTCTAGTGAAGTGACACGGCCACGTCCTAGGGTCGGGTCTTTGGTACACGCACAACTGGGGAAGCCATTTCGTAAACTACCACAATTTTTAGCGTCAAATAACCTTAAACCATTCATTAATAACAAGTTGACGGCTTCGCTAAACCCTATTCGATTTAAGACCGCCTGGAGGTGCTAAAAGACCGCCTGGAGGTGCAAAAAGGACCCCTTAACTAGGAAAATATTTTCCATAAGAGCCCGATTGTAAAGGCTAAATTAAATGTGACCATCCAATAGAGCAGTCGAAGCTGTGAAAAGATTTCTTTGCATAATCTTGTTTTTTTATTCATTAGAAAATCCCCTTTCATAGTGTTCTAGTCTTTTCTTTTTAATCAGTGGACTTATTTTTAATATTTCTCTGTGTTTGCCGTGATCCATTTGAAGTGAAAATATTGCATCGAACCAAGATGAAGCCTCAATGTTACTGAGTACAGGTTGAGCGCCTTTAAAAGTTCCTTTATGTAGAATTTTAAACTTCTTCATTCAACACCCCCTTTTATTTAAACGAGTTCTAAAGCGAATTCTTTTTCATCCCAGTAGGAATCTACTTCGCCTTCTAAAAATCCTTGTTCGATCATTCTTTCGATATCATCTAGGTCGTTGTCGGTTGGCGTATAGTCTGTCTCAAGTGATGACGCCAAACTTTCTAACTCGTTCATGATATTTCTCCAATAAAAAAAGCCCACCCTCCGCAGTGCCAAATAAATGACACGCCATGAGCGGACAAGCTCTGGCTGCGAAGGATGGACGAGTATGAATGTAGTATTGAGTGTCCGCTCATGGTAAGAGCAATATAGTAATTTCTTATTGACTTGTCAATAGGAAAACACTAAAATGACAATAATAAATTACTAACGGATTAGTGTTTGAAGGATAACGTTATGGAAAACAATGAAGTAAAAACTATTGTCAGGGATAGAACAGCACAACATTTAGAGTCTGTGGGGAAATTTAGAGTGCAGCTTGAAATCCCTCTCCCATTGTTGGAAAGAATTAACAGGATAGCGACAGCAGAGAGGCGCAACAGGAACGCACAAATTATTGATTTTCTATATGAAATCGTTGGAGGCTACGAAAAAATGGAGGGATTAAAGTCAGATGATCATTGACGAGCCGGAGGTTAAGGCGTGGCTTTTGGAATGCGGAAACAAAATCCGCGAAGATAAAAACTTTCAATTTACTTGGAAGTTGATAGTTTCTAAGCTCTGCTATGAATCGGCGTGCGATTGCGACTGGCTTGGATTTATCCAGGCTTGCATGCAATATGATGATCCATCATTCCATTTATATGTAAAAGGAGGCAAATAAAATGAATAAAAAGATGGCCATCTCTGCGATTTGCTTTTTTGTCTTTTGGCTAGGGAGTGGAAAAGCACCCGCTGAGGGGTATAATCTACACACAGGAAACGGGTTATTGAATATTTGTAGTAGTAAAGTGATCAGCGATCAAAATGCGTGCGTAAGTTATATTACTGGAGTGTTTTCTGGCATAGCCTACCAACAATGGTATATTGATAAATCTTTTGAGTTTCTTGGGCTAGAAACGCATGCTAAATATTTACCCTATCTAGACCATTATTGTATCCCCAAAACCGTTACGACGGTTCAAATGGTAATGATAATTGAAAAACATTTATTTGCCAATCCGAATGATTTACATAAAACTTCACCGGGTTTGATAGTTTCAGCATTAACGGAAGCCTTCCCATGCCACGATTAGAACGAAATTGATAAAATGGTCAAAATTTAACAAAGGAGAACATCATGGAAAACATTCAAGTAATGAGTATGACGAATGAATTGGTCGAACTAGCTGAAAAATTTGTAAAGTTGCGGGCTGAAGGGCGTGCTAAAAATTTGAAAGCGGCGGCGAATTATAGAAATGAAATGGAAGAAATTATGAAAACAATCACAGATCCAAAAACTTTGGTGAAAATGAAAAAAGAAATGGAAAAAAATATTAAGATAATCTCTGTCTGATTTAATCCACAACTTTCACAAAATGGTCAAAAAACCGTACTTTTTAAAACCACGTGTCAAGTAAAATCTTCGCGCTTAACTAACCTAATATCAATGATTTAACAAAATCACAAATCTTTTATTCAAAACTATGGTAAAACATAGGAAGGTTTAAGGGCTTGTAAAGCGCCAGCTTTATCATAGCCCACTGCATTCAGTCCCAAAGATAATTCATAACATAAAATCCTAAGATTATCCTAAACTGCTCACCAACATTCTTTTGAGGTTGATTATTCATAATAAATGAGTGAAAATGCTCGGTATTATGAATGAATTGACTAAAAAAGCTCCAAAAATACCTAAGCTCTCTCCAAAAAGACAAAGTTTCGCTGATGCTATTCTTGAAAATAAAAGCTCAGCAGAAGCCGCAAGCAACGCAGGATACAGCTCTAGAAGTGCTTATAATCAGGGTAATAGACTGATGAAAAATGAGGCGATCAAGACTTACATCGCCTATAGACAGGCTGAGACAGCCGATAGGAATGGCATTAAGCTGGACGAAATTGTTAAGAATACGCGCGAGATTATCTTAAGGTGTATGCAAAAAGCTAAAGTTTTGGATAAGAAAGGTAATCAAGTTTGGATTGAGACACCGAGCGGTGACATTGTCCCTGCGTATACTTTCCAAGCATCTGAAGCTCTGAAGGGCAATGAGTTGCTCGCCAAACTTGGAGGACTGTTCAAGGATACGGGCGAGGATAAGGGTGATACCTACATAGGCATCATGTTTAAGGGTGTGCCTGACAAGCTCGAAGGTAAACTTAAACAACATCTTAAAGATATTCCTAACCATCATCTTAAAGAAGCAATCCCGCAGGAAAATGCCGACGCATAGTATGTGCTCCCTGTCTAAGATATTGATTAAGAAATCCTTAAGAAGGATGCGCGAATTCTCTCCAAGAACGTTCTCAGGAAAAGGGCCCCCCGAAGTTCGCGATCGTTATGTACGTATATCCCAAGCCCTCAAATATTTCAGTTTTTTCGCAGGTTGCTTTTTACATTATTTTTGTAGATATTTTTTATTATATTTTCAGTTGATCGCAATCAGCGATAACCTGGCTAAAATATTGTTTTAAAGTTTTTTATTATATTTTTTAGGATTTTTTTATGGCTAGGATGCCGACATTAGATTTCAAGTATGTTCCGACTTTGGCTGACTATATGTTTGACCTGTCGGATGTTTGTATTGTGAAGGGTCCAGTGGGGTCTGGGAAGACGACCGCTTCAGTTTTCAAAGTTCTTCAAATTGCTATGGCACAGGAGCGGTCTCCTAATGATGGTGTTAGGTATACGCGGCCTGTGGTTTTGCGGAACACGTATGCTGAGCTGAAGACAACGACTATTCAGACTTGGAAGGAGAATTTTCCTGAGGGTGTTTTTGGTTTGATTGGCGGGACGCCTCCGATATCGCAGCACATTAAAATTCCTGGAGAGTTGGATTGCGAAGTATTTTTTTTGGCAATGGACCAGCCGAAAGATGTGAGGAAACTTTTGTCGTTGAACGTTTCGCATATTTTTTTGGAATGAGATGCGGGAGTTTCAAGAGGACATTATTTTAGCGGGTTGGGATCGTGTGGGTCGGTTTCCGAACCGTGCCGAGGACAAGCATGGGGTGGAGTGTTCGCGCCCGTGTATGTTTGGGGATACGAACCCGCCGGACGAGGATCATTGGATGTATCGTTGGGAATTTGGGGGTCCTGAAGATGCCTCTGGCGAAAAAATCATGAAGTCTTTGAAGTTTTTTAACCAGCCGGGCGCTGTTGTAGATGTTTCCAAAAATGCGCATCAATTTAAAGATGTGATTCAAGCCGCAGGCAGACAGTACGTTGTCAATCCTGTGGCTGAGAATATCCCCAACCTTCCTACCCGCTATTACGAAAAGAAATTGCCGTTCAATACCAGAGAACGTATTCGGGTTTATTACGAATCCAAATATGGTGTTGTTGGCCATGGAAAGCCTGTCATTCCTGAATATAAGGATGATTTGATGTCGGTGGAAGAGTTGCCTGTATTGAAAAACGTTCCTTTAGGAATCGGTGCAGATGTTGGCGGCGGCACTTTATCGCCGTCTGCGTTAATTTATCAGCGTCATCCGCGGGGAGTTATTCTTATCCATGCGGAAATTGTTTGTTTTGAAATGGGCGTCGAAGAATTTACCAATCAGATCAATAAGACCATGGCGGAATTGTTCCCGAAACGTGAAATTGAGCACGGGTGGGGGGACCCGGCTGGATCTAAGAGGGATGAAATATATGAGACTGTGGTCTTTAACCACATGAAATCAAAGGGAATTCCGATCAGGGGCGCGCAGACGAATGCCATTGGAGTAAGAATTGAGGGTACACGGTTGCCCATGACGCGATTGATCGATGGGAAGCCAGGCATTTTGATCAATAAGCGGTGCAAGGTTTTGAGAGCTGGTTTAGCGGGGAAATGGGTTTATAGACGCCTGCAGGTAGTTGGGTCCGAAAGATACGCCGACAAACCCGACAAAGGGAAATATTCCCATGTCTGTGATGCTCTTGGATATTTGTGCCTTGGTTCCGGCGAATATCAGGCCATTCAGGGTAGAAATAAACGGAAAAATCGGAAACCGGTCAAAGTTAAGACCAGTTGGGACCCGTTAAAATAGTGATTTCAATTGAGAAAATTTCCAAAATGAAGGTGCTCTTGATCAGGGCATGTAGAATCTGTGGGCAAACAGTTATTGCCGGACACGCGAGCCCTTTCCCATGGTGGCATACCGGAAGATTTTATGCCTGCGATCCAATCCACGGATACAAGCTCTGGCGTTTTCCGGAAGTTTTTAAAAATTTTGTTTCTTAGGAGTGTTTATGAAAAAAATACTGTCCAAAAAAGTAGAAAATTCCAAAGAAACCAATTGGGTCATAGTGGACCGAAACAAGATGGAGTCCGAGTTCGGCGTTCATGTGAATCCAATAAGTTACGTAGCTGTCTGCACTTCAAAGATCGAAGTATTAAAGATTTTGTCCAAAATGACCAAGCGGGATTTGAGTTGGATGGTGGTAGCTGAGTTCGATATCGTGAATGGGAAACCCAGAAAATATAAGATCGGAGTCCCTGGACCAAAATTTCTTTTAAAAGAATCGGTTATTTTTAATTAAATATTGTTTTAATTGTATGATAATTATTACATTATCAATAAAGTGTGATAAAAAGAATAAAATATGTTCCATATGGAACAATTTATAATACACCTCTATGTTTGTGTCTCAAGCAGTTAAAAGAGAGCACCGTGTTTATTATGTAGTATTTCAAAATAGTCCCTACCATCGTCCTTGGAACATTTTTACCTGGAACGGCTACCAGCACGTATGGGTTTTCTTTCCTAAATACATGGGGCCTCCGGGCCTCATGACCCGCCAAACCACCATCAAAGTTGAGCCACTTTCTACATTTTTAGACGTCGACCATTGGCCATATAATCCCGAAGAACTCGCTTCAGAGTTCATAAAAGAAAACCATATCCTTGATGTGGTTAAAATTTCATTGCCTTTGCCTAAAACTGTGTCTTATAATATACGCGGATTGATGAACTGTGTGACTACAGTTAAATCTGTCATGGGACTGTTCAAATGGTTCGTAATGACACCTCAACAACTACGCCGGTATCTTTTACGAATCGGTGGAAGGAGTTTGAAAAATGGGCTCAGTAATTAGTGCTATTATCGGGGCAACAAAACCTAAACCAAAAGGTCCATCTGCAGAAGAATTGGCTGAACAGAAAAGGTTAAAAGAGCAAGCAGACAAAAAAGCCGCGCTTGCAAAAGCTAGGGGCGTTGAAAGAACAAAAGTCGCGACAGCACGCGCCGCCGGTCCGCAAACATTATTCACACGTCCAGGTCAGATCCCGCGCCCAATTAAACTTGGCGGCGGCCAGAGGGCATAGCCTATGCCCGCTTTAAAGCCCGAAGATGTGATCATCCGCGGCAATTCCGCAGATCAGGAAAAACAAAATTGGGTTTCCCAGTACCGCGACGCTTATGAGTTTGCCCTGCCAATGCGCAACCTTTACTCAACGTTCCAACCCGGCGCGGATAAAATGAACCGCGTTTTTAATTCCACCCAAATCATTTCCACTCAAAAATTCGCATCTCGACTGCAATCCAATCTCACCCCTCCCAATCAGGAGTGGCTTGATTTTGTCCCAGGTTCTGAAATTTTAGATCAAGATAAGGACCAGGCTCGAAAAATTTTAAAGGAAGCTCAGAAAAAGTTTTTTGCCATTCTTGGTAACTCAAATTTTGATACCGTGATCACCGAATATTATTTAGATTTAGCGGTGGGAACGGCCGCCATGTTGGTTATGGAGGGAGACGACGACAACCCAATTATATTTACCGCCGTTCCCAATGCGCAGTTGAGTTTGGATGAAGGCCCCTTGAGTTCCGTTGATGGGGTTTTCAGGCAACATACGATAGCTGCTAGAAATATTGAAACCACTTGGGACGATCTCACCGCCCAAGGTAAAGCAAAAATTAGCCAACTCATCGCTGAAGCCAATAAATTAAAAAAAGATAGTAAGGTAAATATTCTTGAAGCCACCTATTTTGATTTTAAGGAAAAAGTTTTTTGGTATCAGGTAATTCTAAAAGGCACTCAGGATAATTCCAATATATCGCAACCGACTCAGGTGCAAAATTTAGACACGGGTGGTTCCACTCTCTTGGTTGAACGGCGACTCGATGAAAGCCCTTGGATCATAACCCGGTGGATAAAGGTGGCCGGTGAAGTTTTCGGCCGTGGTCCTTTGCTTTTTGCTCTTCCTGATATTAAAACTCTAAATAAAACGACTGAATTGATGTTGCAAAATGCCTCAATGGCCATAAGCGGCTTATGGGGTGTTGCCAATGATTCTATTGCCAATTTGGACATGGTGGAACTTGCGGCTGGAACTTTTTTACCATTGGACAGAATAGACGATATTAAAAGGTTGGATGTCCCCGGAGACTTTAACGTTGGCGAAGCGGTGGCAGAAAAACTTGAAAATAATATTCGCGCCGCATTATTTGATCGTTCTTTGCCTGATCCCACGGGCGCTGTACGCTCGCCCACTGAAATTATCGAAAGAGTGCGCGAACTCGCGCAAGATATTGGTGCCCCCTTTTCCCGTATTTATGCAGAACTGCTAAAACCTTTAGCCACTCGTGTGACCAACATCATGGTCAAACGAGGGCTTTTAGAATTTCCGTTAAAATTTAATGGCCGCGCCGTTAAAGTTGTTCCCACCTCTCCCTTGGCAAGAGAACAAAATATTAACGATTTGGAATCTGCGGTTCAGTGGTTGCAGATTGTTCAATCCTTAGGGCCGGAAGTTCTTTTTGGGTCGATCAAGGTTGAGGATTTTGCCCAGTGGTCGGCTGATAAACTTGGAGTGGATCCTAATCTTGCACGCGATGAAGCCGAAAGAGCAAATTTACAGGAACAAGTCGCTCAATTACTGGCCGCAGCTCAAGCCGCACAGGCGGAACAGGCTCCACAATCTACAGCATAGGAGATTTTATGGACAGTGCGTTAGATAGGGCAGCCTTGAATCATAGCTCGGTTAAAGTAAAAACCCGAAAGCCTCCGGTGGGCAAAATTGTATTTAATAAAATTCACGGCAATACCGAAATCAATATTGTCAATTCGCCGGTAGGATTTTCCCGCGAACAATTGCAGGGATTTGGTGAAATGGTTCAGGTTTTACAGGAAGAAGGTAAGATCGGCGATGCGGGTTCAATTCCTATCAGTCAATTGGAGATCATGTGATGGGAGTCGGTGATCTCAACGAACCAAAAAAAGGTGTCCCTCAGGGGATTAGCCAAAAAATTCTCGATATGGATGTGCTGATTGCAAAAACTTTTAGTACTCATGCGGGTAAAAAGGTTTTGGATTGGTTGCGGCAACAATATGTAGAAAACCCGGTCGAAGGTTATGTTGTGGATCGAAACGGCGCTATAAATGCCGATGCCACTACATTTCAAATGTATCAACGCGAAGGTCAAAAAATTGTGATTAAAAATCTTGAAATGAGAATGAAACGTGCCAACTCAAGATGAGGTCGATCATTTAAATAGGCATTTAAGTCAAAATTTTATCGCTCGGGAATTTGTTTGCCCTTGTTGCAATGAGGAAGGGATTGAGCAAGATTTGGTTTTAAAACTTCAAATAGCCCGCGATTCACTTCCAGCTGGTAGCTCGATTGTTATCAACTCAGCCTATCGATGTGAAAAACATAATAAAGCAGTGGGAGGGGTCGAAAATTCGGCACACACGAGAGGATTGGCGGCCGATATCCGCTGCAACAATTCAAATTATCGTTTTTTTCTTATTCGAGCCATAAGTGGGGCGGGTTTCAAACGTATTGGAATTGGCAAAGATTTTATCCATTGTGATTTTGATTCAGAAAAACCGCAAAATGTAATGTGGGATTATTATTAAGGAGATAATTTATGAATGAAGTAACCACGCCAGCACAAGAAGAAAAACCGGCCACTGAAACTCCGGCGGCAGAGACCACCGAAACTCCGAAAGTAGATCCGGCGGCCGGTTTGCTTGCCAATGCTACCAAAAAAGAAGAAACTCCTGCTTCTGAAACTCCGTCTGAGACTGATCCTTTAAAAACCGAAGTTCCGGGAACTCCAGCCGAAAGACCAGATTGGTATCCCAAAAATTATTGGGATGAGGAAAAAGGTGAAGGACGGGACAAAGATTTGGGAGAAGGATATACTAAACTCAGGGCAGAGTATAACAAACTCCAGCAAGAAAAAGGCGGCGGTGCTCCGGAGAAAGCTGAAGATTATTTAACCGATTACAAACCGCCGCATCGCTCACGCCCAGCCGAAGGCCAAAAGGATGGCGATGCGTTGGACAGGTATGGAGAATTGGATTCCTCTGATCCCGCTTTCGTGGCACTGGCGAATTTTGCGAAAAAGGGAGACATGAGTAAGGCAAATTTTGAAGAAGGAATGCAAACTCTTATGGAAGAATTGCATCCCATTCTTCCCGAACCTTTTGACGCTGAGAGCGAAAAAGCCATTTTAGGCGAAGGCGCGGATAAAATTATCGAAACCAATAGAGATTGGATCGATACTTTGATGCGAAATGGTGTTGTCAATGAAGATGAATTCAATCTTTTGTTGGGTTTTGGCGGCTCGGCTTTGGGTGTCCAACTCACAAATAAATTACGTTTGAACAGCGGCGAAAAACCCATCCCGATAAAACTCAACGGCAATGCCAATACCGGGCGCAAAACACCGGATGAGTGCCAAGCCATGATGGCGGATCCACGGTATTATGAAGATGGTGCCGCCGGAGACACTTATCGTGCCGAGGTAGATAAAGCCTTTGCAGACACCTATGGAACCAAATCTGACTAAAAAAGATTTGTCTCAAAAATTGCAAATGAAAAGGAATCGGACTCCATGTCATTTGATGTTAATAATTTCTCTCCTATTGGCGGCCAGACCCGAAGAGGAAAATCCCCCACACATTGGTCTTATAAAAGTCTCACTGATGATTTAGAAACGGTCCTTGCTCCGGGCTATTTTAATGAAGTCGGTACTCGGGTTTTGCCGGGAGATTTTATCGATGTTTTTCTCTTAGATGGTAAAGCGATTATCACCGTTGCCAGCACTTTTCTTAGACCCCCTACCGTCGTTATTGATTCAGGTGTTATTTCTCCTAGTAGTGTAAAGGTTGTAGATGGCAAAGATGGTAAAGATGGTGCTCAAGGACTGCGAGGTCCGGCGGGTTCCGATGGCTCAGACGGTGCAACGGGTGCAACGGGTGCAAGGGGTCTAAGGGGTCTAAGGGGTGCAGATGGCAAAGATGGTGTCGGTTGGAGATCTTTCCCTAAAAGAGAATTTACCGGAGGGACCAAAAATTTGGTTGTTTCCGATAATGAAAAATTTTGGGTTATGGATAACGGGTTGCCTCAAACCATCAATATTCCATCGAATGCCTCCCAGCCCTTTCCGATTGGAGCAGAAATAGATTTTTTAAGGAAAGGAAGAGGAACCGTTACCTTTAGTTCTTCCTCAACTGTTAAAATTATCTCTAGAGAAGATTTTAAAAAAATTAGCGCCAAAAATTCTGGGGCCACTTTAAAAAAAATCGATACCAATGAGTGGAGTTTACTTGGAGCCCTAGCATGATTGGGATTACGGAGTCCCAAGATTTTTCCTCTTCGCCACCTCCCCCTCCCATTTCCGATTTTATTCCTACTATTTTGCCCAATCTTGGTCTTTGGTTGGATGGCGCTGATATGACTACTCAAACAGTCATTTCAGGACGCGTGAGTGTTTGGGCGGACAAGGGCCCTGAGGCTCATATGATCAAGGAAAACACGCACGTCAAGCGTCCGCAGACAGGAGTAGATAAGCTGAATGGTTTGAATGTGCTCACACTCAATGGAGCCCAGAGGATGGTCATTCCCGCTGGGCTTTATGATGTGCCGATGGGGAATAATACAATTTTTGTTGTTTCTCGGCGGACTACGGAAACGCAGAAAGCGGTGAGAATCTTTTCTCTCACGAAAACGGCAAGTCTGCGCTATCACTTGGATTATTCGAGTTCGGCGGGAGAGATGAGTTTTCAAAATTCTTCTAATTATGGGGGCGTTTATTCAAAGGGAAATACCAATACTGACTACCAGATTATCCGTGGACGGCGAAGCGGAACTGAGCACTCCCTTGCGGTCAATGGAGGAACCCCTGTGACAAATCTAAGGGCAAATGATGGTACTGAGGTCAACGAAGGGTCCTTATTTTCTTATTACGGGGTTATCCAATTGCTCGTTGGGAATGTGGCTGAAATTATTTTATGTCGGCGGGATCTTCTATCACAGAAATCTGATCAGGTACAAACCTATTTATCCGGAAAATGGGGAATCCCTCTTTCATAACGTCAAACATCCGTTCAGGAAATATAAAAATAGTTGCACTAAATCATAAAATGTAGTAAATTTTTATAAATGAGGACCGGAGTGGATAAAATTCTCTGCAATCCTCTGGTAGTAATGCAAAGATTTATCTTTTTTTCATCGACCCTCATGAGTCGGTGGCACTCCTAAATACTAATTTAGTAGATTTTAGTAGAAAATTAGTATTCGGGACCCTCCAAATACCATTTGGCACTCGATTAAGTTTAAGTATTTTTTAATCTTAATTTGGAGGCTGTCAAATGGCCCGTTCACTAACAAATAATGAAGTCGCCCAGTTTGACGCGGAAGTCAAACAGGCATACCAGAAGTCCAGTATTTTGCGCGGAGCGATCCGGGTAAAAACTGGAGTTGTGGGCGCAACGCATCAATTCCCCACCTTTGGGAAAGGTCTGGCAACGCCAAGAATCCCCCAGACCGATGTCATTCCCATGAATATCCAGCAGGATCACGTTATCGCCACTCTTGAGGATTGGAATGCTCCGGAATACACGGATATTTTCGATCAGCAAAAGGTGAATTATTCCGAGCGAGCAGAGTTGGCAATGACAATTGCTATGGCGATTGGTCGTCGTCAAGACCAGCTTATTTTAGATGCTCTCACCGCTGCCGTAACCGCTGGTGGCATTGCCGGAACGTCTGCATCGTCTGTCATGACTCTAGCCAAGTTGACAGATATCGCTGAGTTTTTCGATGATCAGGGTGTTCCTGAATCAGAACGCAATATCATTTGGAGCCCGCGTGCGAAAAAGCAAATCTTAGCCGATGAAAAGGCGACGAGCGCGGATTTCAATGCCATAAAAGTTTTAGTCAATGGCCAGTTTAGCGAATATATGGGTTTTACGTTTCACATGATTGAGACCCGTGTTGAAGGTGGTCTGGTTCTATCTGCAAGTGATCGCTTTTGTTTCGGTTTTCATGGTGGACAACGAGGCTCAACCGGTCTTGCGGTCGGTATTGATTTCAGAGCTACGGTTGATTGGATTGCCGAGAAAACTTCTTGGTTGTCCAATGGTCTTTTCTCTGCTGGGTCGGTTGTAATCGATCCCCTGGGTATCGTTTCCGTAGTCGTTGACGAAACTTAAAAACTAATTTAGCCTCCCACCTCGCGGGGGGCTAAATTTTAATAAAAGGAAATTAAAATGTCATTTATCAGAACTGATTTTAGTCCCGTAGGGGCTCAGGCAAGGGCCGGTGTCGTCCCTCAGGTTTTTGCTTATGTCTCAGTGGATAGTCTGGCGACAATTAAGGGGTCTGGCTATTTCCCAATAAATTCAGTCGATCCTAAACTGAATATGTTGGGGATATTCAAATCAACAGATTGGATCATGGTCACTCATGACACGGGGGGAACCATTGGGTTTAGCATCATTTTCATCCTCAATGATGGCAGTGATGGCAACGCGATCACCACCCAGACGGTGGATATCAACGCAGCTTAATTCTCGGATTCCCCCACAGTTTCTTGTGGGGGAGTTTTAGGAAAGGAATTTATGTCTTTTGATAAAAAAGGATTCAGTCCGGTGCATGTCAACGCAGGACCAGAGGCACCCCGGATATTTTCTTATTGCAACACCGAAGACCTTTTGAGTGAAATCTTGGCACCCGGTTATTTTAACGATAAAAAAATGATCGTGCGACCTAATTCATTCATAAAGGTTATTTGTAAAGATGCCATTGTTGAACTTGTGGTTGAGACCAATATAGGCAATGTGACCATGAAAGATGAGTTTTTGCGTGCCACCGATCCTTATAAGGAACAAATGAAATCCGTGCGTCCGAGGCGTACAAAGGATCAAATTAAGGCAGACGAAGATAAAGCTAAACTTGCCAATGCGGGGTAAATTATGGCTTCCGATGTTGAAGTTTGCTCTCAATCGCTCCAAAGACTTGGTGCTGAACCTATAACCTCGTTTACCGAGGGGAATAATGGTCCACTTTGTGCCAATTTATATCCTCAGATCAAATTGAATGTAGAAACGTCTGCTCCATGGCGATTCAATACTATCAAATCTCAATTATTGAATCGGACTCTGATAACTCCTCCCACTCAATATAAATACGCTTACCTGCTTCCCGCAAAAATGCTCAATAAACTTATTAGAACTGCTTGGAACTCGCCTTTTAACCAGGGGAAGTCAACCCCTTTCACAAATTTTGATATTTTTGAAGACAAACTTTTAACTTCGGCTGAACAAATATTGATCGATTATCAAATTGAAAAGGTTACTGACGAATTTCCTACCCATATTACCGAGTTAACCATACTGGCCATGATGGTGGTTCTTGCATTTCCTGTGACAGACCAGCAAAATGCCGCAGATGCCGCTTTTTTATCAGCCTGGGGAAGGCCGGATGAAATGGGGCGCGGTGGTTATTCCAGGGTAGCGCGAAGAATAGATTCTCAAGGACATCCTTCTCAAAGTATTAAAAATTATCCTTTGATTGCGGTTCGGCATGGTGGGCTCTAATGGCCCAACTGCGTCCAATAAAAACCAACTTCACTAACGGCGAATTAGACCCTCTTATGGGGGCTCGTTCCGACTTGCAGATTTTCGTAAACGGCGCATCTAAAATGCGCAATGTTATCGCCTTCCCTCAAGGCGGATTTCGTCGCCGCGATGGTTTGGTGTTCATGACTATTATTCCCCCCGTTTCTCAATTAAAACCCATTGGAGCAGTAAACATTTCGATCAACTCTGGTGGAACCGGTTATGTGGTTGATGACGATTTAACACTCTCAGGGGGAACTGGAACGTCTGCAAAAATCAGGGTGGAATCGGTTTCAGCTGGTGTGATCACCGGGATTATTTTAATCGAATCCGGAGATTATACAGTCGCTCCTACTTCGCCCTCAGGGGCAACCGGAGGGGCTGGGACAGGTGCCTCTTTCAATTTTGATATTCAGGCGCATGATATTGTTTTCCCGGTCGATTTCACGTTTTCTGTGGATCAGAATTATTTAATTGTTTTTACGGTTTCCCGTTTTTATATATTCCGTAAAGAGGACACAGGGTCAGGAGAAAACCTATTAGTTGATCAGGGTTTGCATCCCTATAGCAATGAGGAATTAGAAGAAATCACCTGGACTCAAAGTTTGGATGTGATGCTGGTTTTTCATAAAAATCATCCCATTTTCCAACTCACCAGAACGGGTGAGACGGCTTGGACATGGGATACATTTTTAGTAACCAATGTTCCTTCTTTTGCTTTTGGGTTAAGGCAGACGGTGACAATGAATGCTCAGGTTACTACAACATTTAAGGTCGGTGATGTAAAAACAATGGTCGCGGGTGGAAGTGTTTTTTCGGCTAATGATGTTGGAAACTATATTCGGATATTTGGGAACCCAGACGAAGAAGGATTAAACAATTCTTCTTATTATAAAATAACAGCTTTCACTAGTCCAACAGAGGTCTCAGCCAAAATTCTAGTTGCCCCAATCGTAACAGATTCTTTTACAGTTAACGGCGATCAATGGTTGAAAGAGGAGCCTGAATGGTCTTTTGCTCGTGGCTATCCAAGGTGCGGCACTTTTTTTCAAGGGCGTTTATGTGTGGCCGGATCACGAGAACGTCCAAATACTTTTTGGGCATCTCGGGCTGGAGACATTACTGATTTCAATAACGGTGGTTCTGCGGATGACTTGGGGATTTCTATAACTTCCGACACTGGAAATGTTTCTACATTCCAAAATATTTATCCTGGGAGGCATTTGCAATTATATTCCGATAACGCAGAATTTTATATTCCTATAACTGAGCGGGAGCCTATGACTCCTAAGACAGCGGCATTAAGGCGCACCACGTCGGTCGGCTCTGTTCCTGGTATTCCGGTTTTTGAAGTGGATGGAGTTGTTTATTTTATTCAACGTGGTGGGAAATCTATGCGTCAGTTTGTTTTTGAAGATGGCGAAGAAGCCTATTCGGCAGATATTGTTTCCCTTTTTTCCAGTCATTTAATCAGGAACCCTAGAGACGCGGCATTTAAGAAATCTTTGAGCACAGAAGATGGTAATTATATTTGGTTGGTAAACGGGGATGATGGATCTCTTGCGGTTTTTAGTCTATTACGCTCGGAGTTGATCAATGCCTGGACGCTCCAAAACACCGACGGGGATTTTCACCATGTCGCAGTCTTGGATCAGACTACGTACTTTCATATTGTTAGAAATATTGATGGCGAAGACGTTGATTATATAGAATTTTTCAATCCTGACTTGTTGTTTGATTCAGGGTTTATCGTGACGGGATTAGGAGGAGGGCCTCCAGCTACAGGGGCTTCTGGGTTAGATCACCTGGAAGGAGAGTCAATCGGAATAATCGTGGACGAAATTTTGTACGCTAACCAGACGGTTGTTGGTGGAATAATCACATTTGATGTCCCGGCAACAGAGTCGTATCAGTTAGGTTTGAATTTCCCGAATATTATCGATGATGAGACTGGAGAGGACACGGGGTTTAATGCGCTTGTTAGAACTTTGCCGGTCGATGTTCTTGTCGATGGTGGTTCAAAATCAACAATGGGAATAAAAAAGAGAGTCGTTAATTGCAATGTCAGGTTTGCCGAAACTCAGGGATTTTACCTGCAAGGAATTGCGGTGCCGTTTCAACGTTTGCCAGCTGTTTTGGATGTCCCTATTCCGAAACTGACTGGAGATAAAAAAATTAAAGGGTTCCTGGGGTGGGATGACTTTGGGATTGTTGAATTTGGGCAGATAGAACCTCAGGCCATGACGGTCCTGGGTTTAGCCTATGACGTGAGCGTAGGAAGATAATGGCACATTCACATAACGATAATTTGTTTAACCAGCCGGCAACTTTTAAACTAGCTTCTCGTTCAGGCTCTAATTTTGCGGTAGAAACGGACAATTCTTTTCACAGCGGCACGGGCGCGCAAAGTTCCGGTACATCATTTTCAGAGGGGCTATCTAATGCCGAAGCGTCGGGTGCGCTTGAACTGATTGCAGAGGGGATAACCGATATAACAACGGCGGGTGCCAAAAAAGTTCAAGCGAGAAATATTGAATTCGCCGCAAGACAGGAAGAAATAAAAGGCACTCAGATTGCTGGGAATTTTTTAGATAAACTCAATAATATTCAAGCCTCGAATATTGTGATTGCGTTTGCCCAGGGTAGACAGTTAACGGGCTCGGTGGTTTCGATCCGCCAGGAACTGGGTTTAAAAGCTGCGCGTGCCACACGGATAGTAAAGTTGGACCAAAGATTAAAGACTTTGGCCTTGGAAAGGCAAGCCAAGTATTTAAGAGCCGTAGCAAAATGGCAAAAAGTTGTAGGACCTATTAAAATTGTAGCTGGTGTTGCTTTAGCGTGGGCTACTTATGGTGGTTAAAAACCAATATTAAAAAATAAAAAAATGCCTCCAAAATTAATTTCAGATTTCCGTGAATCCGCTATTTCTAGCGCGCCGGTTCCGAGCGTGACGCCTGAGAAAGTCGTCTCTGGCGGAATTGCGCGTGATGTGAAGGGTTTCCTTGATATCTTTACAAAAGGCAAAGCCGAAAGGGAAATAGCGCAGGCTAAAAGTTTTAATACGGCGTTAAAACTGCATATCGAATCAAATACAGAAAGAATAATTCTTGAGAGCGAAAACGATCCGGCCCAGATAAAAAAGAAATTGGATGCTTTTAAAAAGGGGCTGCTCGAAAATCTTCCTGAATCTAGCAGGCTTGTTGCTGCGGTGCGTATTGATTCCGCCGGAAATGTCGGGATAGCTCAGGCGAACAAAAATTTAACTATAATCCAGAATGAAGGAATAGCCGCCGATGACGAGATTTCTCAAGGAAACTCTTTAGCCGAATGGAAAACAGTGAATGAAGGACTTTTTTCTGAAAATCCAGAAACGGCAAATTCTTCTAAATTTAGAACCGAAATTATTTTAGGAGATTTCTATCGTGACATTTCAGAAAAGGCGCTGGACCAAGACGGGAATGTAATAATATCGCCCAAAGTGGCTACTGAACGGGTCAAAGATTTTCAACGCATTGGCACGGAAGCTGCGGTCGCAGGATGGTGGCGCGAACGCGGGAGCACTGCTGAGGATTACATGGATTTGCTTGAGGGGAAGGGGCCTAAAGAGATAGTAGAAAAAGATGAAGAATTCAGCGTTGATCCTGAAACAGGCATATCTGAAGAATCTTTCAAGGAAACCGAGGTTTTTGCGATCAGAAAATTGAAGGACCCAAAAGCATTTCTACAAAATCTGGAAAATGAACTTAATTTTAAAAATGGAATCATTCAAAACCAGGAAGACGCTGCTGATGAGCAAAAAACGATAGACCAAGGCGCGAACATTGCGACAGCGTGGGCTCGTTTAGATAGTGTTATCCCCAACCATCCTCCATTAAGCGTTGATGCAATTGTGGTGGGCATTACGAATGAAACTTTTACCCCGGCAGGCGGCCTTGAACTGTTGAAAGCGACATTGGCTCCTGAAGTTATTATTGACGATCAAAATATTTTTAATATGATTTCTGAAAAACTCGAAAGAAACGAAGATGCTACCAGCGAAATTAGCCTTGCTCGGGCACAAGGATTGTTAACAGGAAAAAGCGCTCGTTCCTTTGGCACAGAAAATGAGGCAAATATAGAAAGAGATTTAGGTGTGACTAAAGGGCCGAGAAAAACATTGGTAGATCAAGAGCGCCAGAATTTAAGTCGGAACCTTAAAACCCAGGCCGACTATGCTTTTATTCTAAATGGCAAGTCTGACCCGGCAGGTGCTCGCCGGACAAGCCAGATGATGACCGAGTTTAATCGTCGAACGGAAGACCCTGAAGTTGACCCCGTAGCAGTTCAACTTGAACTGAGTGAGCGTGGCAGGATTGACACCATTGATGATGCAAAAAGACTCAATACGCTTCCATTGCCGATGGGAGTGCGTGTAACTCGGCAGAAGTTTATCGAATCTCTGCAGGCCGGAGATGACCAGATTTTAAAAGATGCCGCAAAGAATCTTTCACAGAGATTTACGGCCGGGAATATCAGCGAACAGGAATACAAGATACAACGGAGGTTCATATTCACATGGTTGAGGACTTTGGGATTTCTTGAGACAGCCATAGTGGACGTAACGCGACAGCCTGGACCGCCAAGGAGCCAAGATGCCAATAGATAATGAAGACAATGCCGCCATTGAGTACATGGAATACCGTGAAACCGTGGAAGAGAAACAGGAAGCGATTGGGTTCAACGATTTCATAGGCCAGATAGATTCCCCTCAAAATGCGGTCAACACCACGACCGAGATAGTTAATCCTGAGAAATCTCCAGACATTACAATATTTTTAAAAAGTACGGCGAAGAATATTGCCGAGATTCCTCCATCGGCCGGAGGAGGCATCATAGGACTGGCAAATGAACTTTTAATGATGGGGGACAGACTTGGTGATGATTTGACTGAACTTGGGTTGCCTTCATCATTTTTGCAAGTGACAGATCCTGAAGGTGAGTTTGATGTGAGATTTTTGTCCCCAGAAGAAAAAGAGGCGGCAGAAATAATTGGGGCATTGACTATTCCGCAACTTCCAAATTTTGCTGAACCCGAAACTGCGACGGGTGTCTTTGTAAAATCAACGACGAAATTTTTAGCAGGGATGATCCCAGCTGTGCGTGGGACGAAAATTTTACTTGGAACCGCAGGCTTAAAGACAACTTTCAAAGAGGCGGCCGCAGGGAGTGCGATTGCTTCTGCTATTGCCATTGATCCGCATGAAGATCGTCTTTTGACCTACCTCAACACAGTCCCTATTCTTTCTGCGATTGTTCCAGATTATTTAGCTGATAATGATCCTGAAAATGAAAGCGAATGGGAAGGTCGGCTGAAGAACGCGATTGAAGACGCTGGTATCGGGGTTTTTGCTGAAGGATTGATTCGTACTTTTAAATTTTATAAGTTGTCACGGCAGACAAAAAAAGAACAAGCAGATCCTTTGAGCCGTGAAGAACGGAAAATAAAAGCCAGAGAGGATTCCACCAAGAACGCTCCGGAGATCTCAGCTGAATCTTTCGACCTTTTGGGCGATCCTGCCAGCGATAAATTATTTACCAGAAGGATAGCGGAAGCAGAAAGTCGAGTTGGCGATATCAGAGTTGTACCTGTCGCCAAGGATGATATTTTTATCAATATGGCCAAGATTGATACTCCTGATGATGTTAGAAACCTCATTCAGGATGTAGCGGATGCGGACGCCGCTGCCATTAACAGGAAACGAGGTGGGCCTACAAAAAGATTGGCCCAGATGGTTGAAGAATCCGACCAAGAATTTCTTGATATTAAAGATTTAATCGGACGGGATCCGGGCCCAATGACAGCGGCTCAAGCAATAGCCGCCCGAAAAATTTTATTGGCTTCCGCAGAGCAGTTATCTGTTCTTGCAAAAAAGGCACATTCTTCAAATACCCCTGAAGATTTGGTGGCGTTCAGGCGTGGAATGGCCGTTCATTATGCTATCCAGTCTGAAGTGGTGGCCGCCAGGACGGAAACTGCACGAGCTTTAAGATCATGGGGAATTACAGCGGGTACAGATAAAGAACGCGGACAAGCAGTGGTTGAATTACTGGAAAAATCTGGCGGGGCAAACAGCTCTAGTGCTATGGCGAAGACAATTGCCGAATTGGGCGAAAACCTATTGGGAATCAATTTGCAGGCCAGGGATTTGATGCGAGCCAAAAGATTTGATGCCCTTTATCAATTCTGGGTGAATAATATATTATCCGGTCCGCATACTCACATGGTCAATGTTTTATCGAATAGTTTTGTTGCTGTCTGGAGTATCCCGGAAAGTATGGTTAACGCGGCTATTTCCAAAACCTTTTATAAGGGAGAAATTTCTTATCTTGAGGGCACTAGTCGCGCATATGGGTTGGTAAAGGGCATCCGAGATGGAGTCAGGTTGGTGGCAAAAGGCGATAAGGCTAAGGGTTTGGAAGGTCTATCCACCCAATTTGAACAATTTAGTAAAATTGAGGGTCTTTCAGGGAATCTGATTACCGCTGAGATTTTTGGGGCTCAATCTACGAGCAAGATTGGCGCTGGCATCGATTACATGGGACGTATCTTGAACCTTCCAACAACGGCCCTGCAAACAGAAGATAAATTCTTTAAGGCCATTGGGTACAGGATGGAACTCAATGCTCTCGCTATGCGCCAGGGACTTTCAGAGGGACTTGAAAAACAAGCTTTAGCAACCAGGATCAATGATATCGTCAACAATCCTCCGGCAAACCTGAAAGCGGATGCGTTAGAAATTGCTCATTATCAGACATTCACAGATCCTTTATTAGAAGGGACGATAAAAGGGACGGCTGGGTCGGTTATCACTGCTATTCGGAGGATTCCTGGTATGAGATTTGTTTTCCCATTCAAACGAACTCCGATAAACCTCTTTAGTTATCCCCTCGAGCGCACTCCATTGGCCCTATTTTCTAGGAAAATTAGGGCGGATATCGCTGCTGGCGGCACTCGGGCGGCCCAGGCGTTGGGTCGGATCACCACGGGCTCAATGTTATTGCTGACGATTGCCGATATGAACACGGAGGGAACGATCACAGGAGCCGGACCTAAAAACCCAATATTGCTTTCCAACTTGAAGGCTACCGGTTGGCGTCCTTTCTCGATCAGAACTCAGGATGGAACGTATTTTCCTTATAACCGATTGGACCCTATAGGGAGCTTGCTTGCGTTTGGAGCCACGTACGGGGAAATGGTCAACAATATGGATGCAGAGGATGCGGACTTTACTCTCAATGCCGGAATTGTTGGATTCAGTGAGGTCCTTGGTAGCAAATCTTACCTGTCGGGGGCATTCGCGGTCATCGGGGCTATGGACCCGGCGAATTTCAGCGCCACTCCTGGAAAGGTTTTGCAAAATATAGCCGGTGGATTTGTGCCTTTTTCCAGTTTGTTGGCCACCATTGAAAAATCTGTTGACCCTGAAGTAAGAATCTCCGAGAGTACGCAAGGTTTTTTGCGGGAAACTCTGGACCGCGTTGCATCCAGAATACCAGGATTTTCTGATGACCTTCCTTTGCGGCGTGATCTTTGGGGAAAAACGATTACTCAAGCGAGCGGCTACGGGACCGCCTGGGATCTGCTTTCACCCATATATGCAAGCGCATCGAACCCGGACGCAGTGGAAAAAATTATCATAGACAATAAAATCCCGATAACGCATGTTCCTAAAACTATACGAGAAGTAAAGTTGACTGGTGAAGAGTTGAGCGAATTTCAAAAATTAGCGGGAGAATCTTTGAAGGAGGATCTAAACAAAACTGTTAAGAATCCTGCGTTCCAAAAATTAACGGATGGCCCTGATGGAGGAAAAGCTGCGGTTATTTTAGATAAAGTCCGGCGACATAGAAAAGTTGCCAGTTTTAAAATGATCGAAGCTTTCCCACGGCTTAAAAATAGGATAATAGATAATGAAAAAGAAAGAGTGCGATTGCTTACAGAAGGGCCCGTTTCCGATCCCACTCCAGGGACGCCCGCTTTGCCGATGCAAAGAGGCGACCGCTCTAATCAATCTATTCAAGACCAATTAAGTGGAAAATAAATATTATTTTTATTTTGAAAAAAGGATAAAGCCATGACAGTTCCAGTACAAGACCCCATCAACCAAGTTGTGATTGTCGGTGGTGAGCTAACAATTGGCTGGACCTGGTATTTAGCGAACCAAGCTGAAATTATAGTAAATGTCAAACGTGCATCCACTGGGCTCATAGACATCCTTGTCCTCGATACCGATTACACCGTTGAAGCAAATGATTTAGGCAACCAAAGCGGCGGAGATATTACCCCTATCGGGAGCGAATCCCCCGTAACCGCTGGGGACGTGTGGACTTTATCAAGGGACACGACGATTGATCGTAGTCCTGATTTTCCTTTTAAGGGGAATTTTGACTCAGAAACTGTTAATAACCAGTTGGATAAACTCACTCGACTTGCTCAAGACAGTGACCGAGATTCTAGTAATGCTGTCCGAAAAGACCCAGCCGTAGGAAATACTCTTGATCCCTTAATTCCTCAACCCGTAGACCGGAGAGCTTTATTATTTTCGGATAAAGGCGGTGGCAATTTTGAAATGATCATGTCTGACAATGACCCTGACTCGCAGGCCAATGACGCAGCGGCGTCCGCAGCGGCGGCTTTAGCGAGTGAACAGGCAGCGGCTATTTCTGAGACGGCGGCAGCTAATTCGGAGACAGCTGCCGGGATTTCTGAAACGAATGCCGGGATTTCTGAAACGAATGCAGGGCTTTCTGAAACGAATGCGGCTAATTCAGAGACAGCTGCCGGGATTTCAGAGACCAACGCCGGGAATTCAGAGACGTCTGCCGGGATTTTTGCGACGGCTGCCGGGATTTCTGAATCGAATGCGCAGATTGCTGAAGCGAATGCGGAGACTTCAGAGACGAATTCGGGTAATTCAGAGACAGCTGCAGGGATTTCTGAAACGAATGCTGCGGCTTCTGAAGTGGCAGCGGCGGCTTCGGCAGCCCAGCTTGAAGGAACGAGTACGACCTCAATAACGATTGGACTTGGGACAAAGGTTTTTACTACCCAAGCTGGAAAATTTTTTGATGCTGGAAGTAGCTTGAATATCACCTCAGACGCAAACCCGACGGTTAATTCTATGTTTGGAGTTGTAACCAGTTATATCGGAACAACGCTGACCATGAATATTGATCGTGTTAAAGGGTCTGGGACTCTTTCTGATTGGACGATTCGGGTGTCAGGAATAGAAGGAGTACAAGGACCGGAAGGCGCTTCAGCAGACCCGACTGTACAAAAAAATATAATGTTGAATGCCTTTAGAATTGCGATCAACGGGGGATTATCTCTTTTAAATATGGTCGATGGCTTTGTCGATGAGTTCGAGGATGAGACGGGCGTTGATACTGGAGCCAGTATAAATGAAAGTTTTGATAAC